GTAGGTCTAAAGTTTTTCTTGTTTCTTGCAGGCATATTATCCTGTTTTCTCATACTAGCTTTTCTTTGCAGTTTTTGCAGATCTTTTCAATGCTTTAGCAGATACAGTTCCTGTACCTTTTCTGCTCGTTCCGGCTTTTTTTCTTTTGTTCATATAATAATACAAACCTTTTTTAACCGTACGTCCGTCTTTTGTTTTATGATATCCTTTTTTCATTATCTAACCTTCATTCCTTTCTTGTAGCCCATTCGTTTTGCAACTTGTGGTGCTTTTTTTTTCAATGCTCTTAGGCCTTTTCCTTTTTTACCCGCAGGTATTTTTTTCTTAGTCATTACACTTACATCGCTTTCCAAATAGTTTTTCTACTATTTTATTTATCCATTTTTTTAACATAATAAATTACTTGTTTATTTTGCCAGATTTTTTAGCTTTAGAACCAAACTTACCATAAGACTCATTAGCAGAAGCTCTAAGTTGTTTCTTAGTTCTTTTCTTTTTAATTCTCATAGCGATTGATTCGTCTTTTCTATCTTTGTAACCCTGTTTTTTCTTTTTAACAGAACCACCTTTTTTGTACATAGCTCCACCTTTCATACCCATATCATCTTTATAGTAGCCAGATGCCATATCTTTCCTTGCTGTAGACATTCCGCCTCCCATTTTGCCTACACGTCCGCCAGTTGCGTATCTGTAGCCATTTCTTACTCCATTTTTTCTCATTATTTTTTTCCTCCGTTGTTTCTAAATATTTGTGTTCCCTTTATTCCATAAATGCTCGCAACGACAAGGATCCACAAATTTGTAAACCAACTAGGGAGTGCCGCAAAATGTTCGAAGAACACGTTCACTTTGTCCATAGCGGTTGGATCGTCACTTACAACTGCCCAAGCTAAAATCGCGATTGGCGCCGAGAGGATTATGAGAACCGCCTCGTCTTTCCAGTCAGATTGCCTAGCTTCTAACAATTTACCTTGGTAAGCTTCCTTACCTTCAGCCATACGAGATGCGTGCATAAGCTGTGCATCTGACATAGCTATTTTCGTTCTCTGCTTGTTAGCGTAAATTTTACTTCCAGCAGAAACGGCTAATTTAATTGCCGATAACCACATAATTTAATACCAAGTTGCTTTTACAGGTTTTTTTTCGGCTCTCATTCTTTTTGTGCCTTTAACGTCAACCGTTTGTGATGTAAATGGATCAGTGGCTTCAATAGTAACACCACCTGTTTTATAACCATCTTTACCAACACCTACTTCTGTAACAGCTTTAGGGTCTTTTGCTTTTTTGATCATAGTTTTCTCCTTAATTTAAGTTATATCTACTTTTTTTTAAAATTTCTACCAAAATCGTGAACTTTGCTAGCGTCAGACATTTGTTGTTTAGCTAATGATACTCCTGCTCTTAAATTTGCTAGGTCTTCGTTCTGTTCTAGCTTAGCTTCTTGGTTTTCTTGGTTCATCATAGCTTTCATTTTGTCTAAATTCAATCTTTCTTGACCTTCTTCTTCTTTTCTTTCATTATCCATTGCTTTTAAATCAACTTCTCTTGATTTTATCTTTAATAATGGGTCACCAGCAAACTCACCAGTAATTTTTTCTTCTTCTTTAGCGTAATCTTCTTGCATTTCAGCAATTAGTTGAGCTTTTCTAGCTTCAATAGCATTTGTTATCTGTTGAACTCGTTGTTGTTGTTGCATCATCTGTGGATTTTGCATCATACCTTGTGCCATTGCAGGATTTTGTGCTCCCATTTGTTGCATTTGTTGTTGAATCATTTGTAACTCTTGTAATTCTTCTACAAATTCTATTTGAACTTGTTCTTGAGCCATTAAACTAATGTGTTCTAATATATTTTTTTGCATTGCTGCCATAACCATTGGATTATTTTGTACCATATTCAATCTCATAAAATTTAAGTGAGCATCTATGTGTGCTTTATGGTCTTGACCAGGAAAAGCTTGAAATGGTTTTTGTGACATAGCTAAAATATGTTCTAATGCAGGATCCATCGGCATTGGTTGTGCAGGTGGAGGTAAAATTGCATTAACATTTTTCACACCTAGCGCATCGTACATTGATCTGTATGCTTGATACAAATTATGCATTTGAGGATTTGATTGCGCCAGTTGTAATTGACTTTGAGCAATAGATATTCTTTGCGTCTGTGAGAAGATGTTTGGATCTGCTACAGGTAATATATCTATTCTGTCATCAAAGTCTTGCATTTTAATTTCTCGTCTTGCACCTGGAACATCGTATGGATAAACAGGTGGTAAATAAGTTTTAAATACATTTGCTAATAATTTAAATTCTTCTTTAAGTCCTACATATAATCTTTTGTGAATAGCTGACATTACACGTGAACCACGTTCTAGTAATGCAACCGTTGTACCCACGGCGGCTTGTTGATTCATATCTCCAACTTGCATATCAGAAATTGCTGCAAATCTTTGACCTGCAGAAACTACGACACCCATTAATTGTAATAAAGTTTGATCAGGCCCTTTAAAAGGTAAAGTCATAAATTGATCTTTAATATTTCCGCCGGGTGCATCTACATCTCTAAACTCACCAGGTTGTAATGGTTGTGCATCATCTCTAACTCTTATTCCTCTAGATTTAAATCCAGCTGGTAAGTTGGCTAAAGTTCCTGCATCTAATAATTGTCTTAACGCAGCTGTAGCTGTTCTAGTTAATCCACCAATCATATGAATTAAACCAAAACCATAAAAACCTGTACCAGGTAAAAATTTAAATTGTACAAAGTAATTAATTTTGTTTTTCTTAGGATCTTCTGCTTTGTAATTTCTTCTAATAGATAAAACTTTACTATTAGCTTGAGCAACAGTTACAACATAAGGAAGTTTAATTCCTGTAGGCTCACCATCTTCACCCATATCTTCATAACCATCTAAATCTAAATTAGTATGGATTTCATAAAGGGTGTATTGATCTTCTTGACCATCTTTAGAAATTCCTTCTAGTTCTAATTTTTTATCTTGTAATTGGTTTTCAGTTATAGGCGGTGTCCCTAATTCTACATCTTTATAAAATCCTGCTACTTGTTGTTTTCTTAATTCGTTTTCTGAAATTTTAATAACGTGAATAACTGCTTCCGCATCTTCTAATGAATTTGCAGAATAAGGTACGATTAAATCATCTGCAGGTACAAATTTAGAAACCGCCCTACCTAAAAGATCGTCATAATAAACTTTCTTAAAGGTAGATCCGGATAGAGGGAGATAAAAAAGCATTTGGTCAAATTCTGGTTCATATTCTTTCATCTGATCCATAATTTGATAATTCATAAAATCTTTAACACGTTTAGCTTGCTCTTCTTTAGCAACATTAACGTCACCTAAAATTTGAGTTCTAACTGGTCCGTCCGATGGTAATAATTCTTTGTAAGCTTGTGCTTGAAATTGTGTAACTGATTCAGCAAGTACAGGGTGATTAACACCTGATGCACCTCTAAAAGGTTCTGTTCTTCTTTCGTATTTAAAACCTAAAAGTTCTAAACCATTTCTATAAGTATCTTCCCAATCACCACGAGATTCTTTGTACTCGTTGTATTGGTCAATCATTTTATTACCTAAAGGTTCTAAAACTCCATCTTCTAAAGTTTCTGCAAGATTTGCAAAGTGATCTTGACTTGGATCAATTTCTGAAGCATTAGGGTCAAACGAAATTTCTGCTCCACCATCTTCAGTCATATCTACTTCAACAGGTCCTGTTGGAGTATCGACAACTTCTGCTGATTTTACAGTTTCAATTT